TTAAACACTAGCAACTCGTGCAAATCCATCTGTTCCGTTACTACCTACGATATCTGAATCATAGCCACCTTTCTGTCCACCAGCACCACCACGACCAACAACCAGAGTGATTGTTTGATTTGTTGTACTATTATTAGTGTATTGAGCCACAAGAACAGAGCCTGATGCACCGCCACCACCAAATGACCAACCTTCATCTCCAATTCCCATAGCACCATCACCACCTTTACCAAATAGAGCAATAGGACTTACAGATGCACCACCTGTGTGGTCTTCCTTGGTTGCATTGCCTACTTTACCTTGAGTGATTGTCGTTGAGTCAAATGCACCAATAATGTCTACAGCACCAACAGCACCAGCTTGCCCATTATCATAAGCTGAACCGTTACTCCATACGCCTTGGGTGCCACCACCGCCACCGTGAACAACAGCAATGTTTTCCCCGTTAACTTTAAGCAATAGATCAGCACCAGCTTGCCCATTGCTTAAAGGATATGAAGAGTTATTAGATCGACGTGATGCACCACCGCCACCTCCAGCACCGATCAGTGTAAAGAGCTTCGTTTCACCCGGTTGTAGAACGAAACTATATAAACCAGCCGGATAATCGCCATCAACAGTTGTACTATTAGGATTCTTATGTTGGAGTACTTGGAAACTTACCTGACCAGAATAACCAATACGGTTTGTACCTGAACGATTATAAATCTTTGGTTTAAAGCTATTTATATCACGGTCAAATGAAGGTGCTTCATTGGCTGCTTCAGGGCTTAAAAATATACCAATATTACGATCTGTTAGATTATAGATGTCAGGTGCTTTAATCTTGTCATTATCAGCAATCCAGCCATCTGTACCACCAATCATCGTTACCGTACCGCCACCTTCGCCGCCATTGTAATAAAACACACCTGAAGCAAGGATTCTTGGATATGAAACATAATTGAGTAATGCAGTAATCTGAGCTTGTAGCTCATTACGTGCGTTTTTATTAAAGGCAGCTTCAGCAGCAAAGCGAGCTTCAATTGCTGCTGCGAGGTTTTCTAGGTCTGGATAAGTTGCTAATAATTCATAGAGCTGCTGTCGATTATTTGGGTTTAAAACAACTCCATGCTTCTCAAGTACGTTTGCAATCTCTTCCTGAACCATATTGCACCATTCAGGTGTGAGATAAGTTGCATCTTGTCCGGGAACATCTTCATTTGAATGGAAACCTTTTTTTCCTGTACCAAACATGTCAGGTCGCGCATTTACACTATCGATCCGCTTCATGATTGCTCCTTAATGTCATAACGTAAATAAGCTGGTAAGTAGTTTTGAATGATGCATGCCATATCAGCTTGCACCGGGGCTTTTAAGATCAATTTGACTTTGAACCGCAGGTTTTCTGTGTTGATTGGTGAGTTGCATGAAGCTATACATTGCATTGGTCTGTAGCGTATTAAATCAACTAACTTAATGCTAAATAAGCCAAGTAAGCCCTCAAGATAAGTACGGTTTAAAACATTCTTTGTCTGTTGAATCCATTGGATTATCTGAAGACGTTCTTCAATTGTTTTGGTTTTATTCACAGTACATTTCAGCGGTAGACCTAGAGCCGCTTCATATTCACTTAATAATTCTTCTGGAATCTTCTCTAACGTGGTCAAAATACGTTTTGCATCAACATCAGCTTGTGCAAGTACTCTTGCATGAGCGTATACATCTTTTGCGACAACACTTTTGGGTGAAGTGTCATAGCCGCCTGCTGGCAGTAATTGACGAAGTACTGAAGCATAAAGCTCTACTGTTTGCTCAAAGGTCATAACATAGTCACCGTTAAAGTACCGATCCGGAGCCAACCAGTCACAAACACATTTAAAGTAGGTGCCTGATTTGTTGCTGGTGTAAGCTGAACATCTGTCACACCCGGCAATGCTCTAATTTGACTAACAAGAGTAGAAGCAACAAAAGTTTCTCCCGGCTTTAACAATCCAACATAGTCACGAATGACTTTTTCAACATCAGTTTGACTCACACTACCTGTTACCAGTGCAGTGATATTCAAATACTCTTTTGTTGGTGCATAAGCTCTTACGTCACCCCAAAAACCTGAATATTCTTCTAAAGCCGTTTGTACTAAAGCTAAAATTGCAGAGCTTGGGGAGTTAGGGGGATTACCAGCTGCTGTGATTGCAACATCTAAAGAACCAAGGCCACGACGTTTCGGAAAAATAAAAACATCCGCTACACCGGGCACATCTTTTACGATGCGTCGAAGATCAGCTTCACGATCACGAATAAGACCTAAAGCCTCTTTATCCATCATCCGTTGGCGCCAAGCTTCAACATCTTCAATATCAACACCAGCAGATATTTCAATAACATCCACTTGTGCTGCAACACCGGGCAATGGACTAACCCAGAGCAGTTGCTCACCATCGAAATTCCAGCTCACACCTTCAAATTCAGCAATGACTTGGATTTCTTTAGGCTTATTTGCGATAAGTGTCTCTTTATATAAAGTTAGCCAGTAGTGACCTTTACCATCTGTGACTTTTGTTCCAGCTGGAATAGTGACCGCAATGTTTGATGTTGCTTTGACTCGTCCTGAAGCCTTAGAGCCTCCATTACGCGGACATTCCAAGCGTTTTGCATGTATATAAAGGAAAGGCTCATCAGCTGTAGCAACAAATAGCTGTTTTTGAATATAACTTTGATGATGATAAAGGCCCTCAACTACAGCAGCTTCACCATCTGCGCGAATGGCTGCATCATCTTCATCATCTAGTGTTAATCCAGTTAAATTCTGGATTTCCTGAATAATATCAGAGCGTAATTGGTCAAATGTCTTGATCGGATATGCCATTGTTTAGCCTCCAACCTTAACAAAATAAAGGATTGTTTGTTTCTGACCTGATAGCTGTGTAACTTCAATATTTAGGTCCACCTGACTTTTAACTGTCTGAATAGCATTTACCAAAATTGAAGCAAATCGATTCGGCACCAAGCCTTCTAAGGCTTCTTCAGCATATTGCTTAACTGTTTGGATGGTACGAGAAACATCTTTTGAGCGTCTCAGAGTATAAAAACGGCTGCCAAGGTTAGGATTTGCCCAATACTTCCGTCGATGAATATTTAAACGCTGACAAATTGCTTGAACCTCATCCTTGCTAAATGCAGCATCAAGGCTCATCAATACATAATCTTTCGTTTTTAAATCAATATTCGCCATGATTCACCTACATTGTTTCTGTTGGAGTCGGTGTATTACCGTGTTTGTGTTTGTTATAAATGTCGCGCATTTCCTGCATTGAGCCTTTCTTGTCAAAGACTTGACCCTTTGTCACATGCAAATCACCGTCATCAACAAAAAGGTCACCAGCTGTGATATGCGTACCATCTTCTTTAAGCAAAAGGCTGTGTCCAAATTGGTCATAAACTACAGTTTCACCCTCATCTACGTTGACGACCACAGCTCCACCAGTCGTTGCGACAACAATTGAACGGGAAGTCTTGCCATGCAAAGGGATGACGACAACACGGGCACCTTCAGGAATGTGTGAGTTGAAGCCGATTTGCTGAAAAAGCTCAACTTCTTGCAATGTTTCATCGGCAAATCCCTTTAACTGCAATACTTTTGAGCCACCACGTGCGACCAGGGCGAACAATGGTTGCCGGATTTGTTTCATAGCCTTATTTATCTGGGCTGCTACAGCTTTCATCATGATTTTTTCTCCTTCAGTACCAGTGGATTTGCCCAATCACCCTGACGCTTCAGAAGAAGTTTTGTTGTTTTGCCATTCTTACGGTCAAGTTGAAACGTGCGACCATACACAGCCCATTTGGCTGTCGCTCTTGATAAAACATTGGTTTCTAAATTGATGTACCAGCCTGTTGACCACAGCTTTCCGTCGATCATCCAGCCTGAAACCGTTGCGGTTAGGATGTGTGCTTCAAGGTCATTGTCTTTTTTGATTTTTTCTAATGCTGCATTTGCTTCAGCTTCAGTTTCCACATCGCCCAAAGTGACCATTTTCAAGCGGTTATAGGCATACTGTGTTTGAGCTGTGGTTTCAGATAATATTGAGTTTGCGTTGCCGTCTTGGCTCAAAACCTTGATATGGCTAAAGACATTAGAAACGTCGTTGTCATACTGAAGACTTAAAACGTTATTGCTGTTGTTTAAAGGGCGCATCAGGCGCAATGGGGTTTGCACATGATATGGTTTTGCAAAAGGGTCACCGATTTGTAAAGTCCCGTCTGGATCAAGCCAGACATGTTGTCCAGTGATTTGTGCTGCCTTGGTCAATGAATCCCATAGTGATTCACCCGGCTCAACAGAGACTTTATTCTTTAACCATGCATTATCCTGAATACGAACATCATGAAACAGTGAACCTAAGTCACCACCTTTAATGTAGCGATCTACCAACTCTTCAAGTGTGATCTGGCGGCCATTAAAAATAGGCACTGAACAATCAATTAATTGTCCCACGAGGTCACGGCCAGAAACCTGTAGTCCATAGCCATCACGGCTTACAGCTTCAGAAATACGATCTGCAACAGCAGTTAAAATGAGTTGATTAGAATAATAAGCTTGTACTTTTGCACCACCTTTAATGGCAGGATTTAAGGCTTGCCCACCAGTTTCAAATAGCGTAAAGCTCCAGTTTTCAGCTGGTGTATCAATCTGACTGTCAATTTCAACCTGATCCCAGCCTTTAGCTTCAAGACCAGCAATCACTAGGCGAATTTCATTACCCTGATTATCTTGCATAGATGGTTAGCTCCATGCCAACCTGCAATGCAGCAGGGTTAATCAAATCAGGGTTTAAACGACGAATTTCTTCTGCACGACGCATATCACCATATAAATAGTGTGCAAGCCAATGCAGGGTGCAAGGCACTGGTACTTGTGTTTTAGTGATGGGTGGACGTGTTTCAATGAGTTCTTGGATTTGATCCTGAATCTGGGCAGCAACGTCTTTATAGACCTGAATTTGTGTGATGCTTTCAAAGGTATTAATAGCTCGTTCTTCACGGATAGCTTGCTGAAGTACTTCTCGTGTTTTTTTTCGTACAAGAGCCAAATCAACTGGGGTAAAGCTGATTTCTTGGTTGTTTGCCATTTCTGTACGTGTAGTTGCAACAACTTGCTGTGCAATAGCCACTTGACTAGCAGCAAGTGTTGAGCGCCAAACTCGTTGTAACTCCGGAGAGGTATCATCATTTTGAAAAAGGTTTTCAAAACGCTCAACTCGATGAACAACATCACGCCATTTCGATAAAGCTGAAATATTGGTATCAAAGGTCACAAGCTTGGTGACGTCATCAACCAACCCAACAATCCAATCGGCAGGTGATAAAACATCCTCAATTGCTTGTTTTGCAACACCTAAATAATTACGTGCCTGATCGATACCGTTGCGAATCGTATTAACTGTATTAAATAACTTATCAGTGTCGCCAATTTTGAGTTTTTCTAGCGCACTTTCCAATGCTGAAGCTGGAGCATCAATAATTGTTGTGGTAGCAATTTTCTCAGGAACAGCAACAGGTACAAACAGCTCACGTTTTTCAGCTTTTGCCTTGATAAACTCAATGGACATCGTACAGAAGTCAGGTGTTGTTGCCTCATGATCAATTTCATGATTAACAACTTGAACTTGCTGTACACCAAAGACAGGATGTATGAGTTCACCCGGACCAGTCGCACTTAATGCTGCTTCTAGAGCACTAACCCAAGTTAAATAGTCAGGTCCAGTAAAAACCGCTTGTATTGAAATTCGTCGTGGGTCATTGCCCATATCTTCAATTTCAGCTTCATCTGAATATGGAGCCTGCTTGATAGCTAGAGTTTTAGGCGCAGTATCTTTGGTGGATGTGCATTCAAACTGCACACCACGAAAACTTGCATCTTGTAAATCTGTATCCCAGCCCATGAAAAAATAACCTCACTATTGTGAGGTTATGATGTGAAATACCAGACTTTTATATCAGGCGGAAACGCTTCCGCTTAATTTAGTGCCGTTGTAGGTAAAAAGGAACATTTGAAGCACCGTGGCGTTTTTCTTCAGCAGCTGCATTTTCAGAAATCGCTCCCAATAGGCCACCACTAAAATTAATAGTTTTGTTTTGCCCGGTGACATTAATTAATGTATTGATCTTATTGATCATCTCTTGACTCAATTGATTTTGCTTCTGCTGTTCCGCAATTAATTGGCTACTTTTTTCTTCAGCTGAAGCTTGCTGGGCTTTGCTTTGCTCAATGGCTTGTTGAACAAAGTCAGGACGTTCACCTCCTGAACCAATACCAACTTTTGCTAAGAGATCACTGACCATACTGTATCCAGCATCATCAATAGGTTTAAAAATTTGATACCCCGTATAAGCTGCTCCAACAAGACCAGCTGTTTTCGCTGCATTTGAAGCCTTAGATGCTAAACCACCAGTGGTTGAGGGCAAATCTGGAGTCTTAATACCTCCCATAGTTTTGAGCGTGAAAGCCGCAGCACCAGCTGCTAATGCAAGACCTCCAACTGCCACAGCTGCACCATAAGTTACACCAGCTAAGTTTTCATTTTCTGCTGCACTTTTAGTAATTGTGTCTTTTAAACCGCCTAAAGACTCCGAAATAGCATCATAAGCTTTGGATTGAGCAAACAATTTTTCCTGATTCATTGCCTGATCTTTAGCCCATTCTGTTCTGCTTACCATATCAAAGTCAGCCGCTACTGTTCCCGATGCATTGGGTAACTGCTTTCTTAAATCGTTTAACGTGTCTTTGTTATAAACAACACTTAAAGCAGCCATAAGTGCTTGCCGATCTGCAATGATATTGCCGATTTCTGAACCCATAGCGATGTTACTCATATCTTCCAAAGCAGCTTTGCGTGTTACTGAATTGGAAGACGCAGCCTGTTTCTGAAGCTTTGTATATTGGGCATTTCCAGCAAGCTGTCTCTCCAATAATTTTACAAAAGCTTCAACGCCATAGACTCCTTGTTCACGTTGTTGAATAGCATATGTATTCCAGTCAAAGACCTGTTTTGGCTTTTTCTTACCATCCGATTTTGTCGGATCACCTGATTGTGCAATAACTGCATCACTAATAGATTTACTAAATTCACGGCTTGATAACTTTGCAAGTAAGTTGACTACGTTGTTACCAGCTTCATCGGCAGTACCTGCTGTTTTCATGGCAACTTGGTTCATTGCAACAAGTTCAACTAAGCCTTTTTCACCGCTATAACCTACAGCACTGGCAGCAGCCATTTGTTGTGCTAGCCATTTGGACATATCTTTATATTCAAAACTGCCAAGCTGACCACCACGTACCGCTATATCATGTCCGTGTTGCAAATCAGTGATACCAAAGTCTTGCATACGTGTAGTGAGCGTAGCAGCATCCGTTGCCATCGCGCCCGTTGCAAAAGCTGTTTTAACTGCGGTATTCAATGCTGGAGCAACATTATTGAGTTCGTATTTACCTGACGCAATCAAGGTGTTTGCTGCTTCAGCTGCGTCTTCGCGCGTTCCACCGCCACCTCGGACAGCCGCTTTAATGTATTCATTTAACTGGCCCCGCGCAGCAAGTCGTGCTTCAGGTGTCATACCTTGACCACCAGTGGCAGTAGCAGCAATGTAGGTTAGTTGTTGATCATAATCACGTGGCTTCTGTAAAGCATTAGAAAAGTACATGCCACCAGCAATAGCACCGCCTGTAACAGCAGTACCTTTCTGCCAAAGTGACATAGTCTGTTGGGTTGATTGATGAGTACGTTTGCTTGATTGTTCAACCTGTTTTGTCCAGTTCGCCAACTGTTGAGCTGAACCCACCTGTTGTTTTAATAAGGCACCTTGCTGACGTAGAACACCTTCAAGCAACTTATTGGTACGTAATAATTGATCCCCAGCACGGGCAGTATTCAAAGTCTCCCGTGTACCAGCTCTTGCAGTATTAACAAATTTGGCTTGAGCAGAACCAATCTGGGTCCATTGCGTATTGATTTTAGTCGTGGCCTGAACTTGCTGATCAGAGATGCGCTTCATCTCTTGTGCAGCTTGTTGACCCCGAATCTGCAATGTAAGAGAAACAGTAGAATTGCTTCCGCTCATAGTTTAGCCCTTTAATTTTGAATGTTTACGAACACTGGTCACATATGTTTTTGTCACTGTAGAGCTGTTCCCATTTGTTTGAGTATGGGTTGTGACGGATGATTTTGGTGGCGCTTGTGGTGTTTCTGAAGGTACAGATTCCACTTGACGAGGTAAAGGCCGCGTTGCACCAAGGAAAGCCATTGCAATATGCAGAGGCAAATTAATTGCATCTGCATATGGGATACCAATGGCCATTAATGCTCTAATTAACTGAACGCGCCCAATTAATTCGCGGCTTTGACCTTTGCTTCCAATTCTGCTTTTTTCTCATTGAAATGGATGAGATTGAACGATGAAGTTTGGGCAATATCTTCATATGTAGGTTCATATTGATTACCAGCCTCATCAACTAACTTAAGCATCGCGACAATATCTGAAATAGCAATGTATTGCAGACCAGTAATCTTCGCTTGAGCTTCAACGTATTCAAGGGCGGTTAATGAAGACATCACGTATTTCGTGCATTTGATTGTTTTCTTTGCCTGTTTAAGTTCAATGGCTACAGGCAAATTACCATCTACAAAAATTCTTTCCATTTTACACTGTCTCATCAAGATAATCTAAGCAGAACATTTCTATGTCACGCATGGTTTCACCATCCACGTTGTATGACTTACTCACTGTTTGTACATTACAGTCAATAAACGTTTCGCGGTATTTGCCATCCGGTGATTCAACAGAAAGACGTCCATCTTCAACAGCCAACCAATTGACTGTATCTTTACCATCCGGAATTACAACTGAGGCCGTTAACTGATAGGTTGTGATTCCTTTTGATTTATACTTCACCCGTTGTTTACGGTTCATTGTTGGGACTGGGCGATTGCCCGTAGTAATTGATGATGTAAAACGAGCAACGTCATAATCAAGCCCGTTAAAGCTCATGACGATTGCACCAACTGCATCTTCAGACATTGTTCAACACTCTTTTTTAAGATGGCCCATTGTCTAATGCATATAAAAATAAAATCAGGCGGAAGGACTTCCGCTCAATATAAAAAAAGACCGCTTATTGCGGCCTTTTTAAGTCGAGAGGATAATTAGTAAATATCCAAAGTGGTTGCAATAACATGCATGCCACGCACCCAGTAGGTAGGGATTTTGACATTTACTCGATATTGATCATGTGTATCTGGAGTCACAATGACCTCATCTAAATTATCGCGAACGTTTTCTAGAATTTCAGCATCTTCAAGCTGAATTAATCGCCGAGCAATAATAGATTTAATATTACGACGTTGTGCTGCTGTATTTTTACGACGTCGTTCTTTCTTGAGATCCTGACGCACAACTTTACGAGTATAGTCCACTACCAATACGCCATTAATATCAAGCATCAGATCATCAGATTCCCCTGAATCAGGGTTCATACGATAAGTCGAAATGGCACGAACAATTTCCGGTTTACCGTCTGCACCCGTTTCGATCATACATACACCTTTTTTCATCGCTGCTTCCATACGTTCAAAGGTTAGCTTGAACTCATCAGCAACAGGTGTAAGACCACCTAGATTGACACCATTGAATGGCAATGCCGGGTCGTTAGAATCGGCTAACGCAGCAGCCATTGCCGCGGCAAGTTCAGGCTCTTGACCTGTGGCACCGTTATAACAAACAACTAAAACACGGTAATTAGTTTTTACTGGGGCTTGTTCAGCAAAAGCTTCAGCTGCTTCAATATCTGAAAAAGGTACAACTAGAATTGCTGGACGTTGCTCAATTGAGTCGCTGACAGATGTTAAATGGTCGATCCATGCATTTGTATCGGCACCTGCAGCTGGTGGAGCTGACACGGCAATGATTGTATGGCCTAAAGGTGCGATGGTATCGAGGGTTGTTTGAATAGTCATAGTGCTTCTCCAGATACTTGTTGCATACCAGAATTTGGTTCAATTCGTGGTCGCTCAGACTCATATTGCTCTTCAGAAATAAACTCAACTTTATGAATAGTTACCAATTGATTTGATTCAGTTAACTCACCATAAATGATAACTGCATTGGTGCTTTTATTAATGACTTTAAAATATTGACCATCAGCCATTGTGTAAGTTTTAACGTCCATTAAGCTAGACCTCCATCAATAATCGTCCATCCCGCACCGATCAGCCCACTAGCTGCTGCTTGACTCGCAGCTGATCGTTTTGCTGATGCAAGCACAACACGCGGGCTTGTACCATTTGCCCATTCGTTTTGTCGCGTTGTACCTACATCAAGCCAAAGCGCATTCAAATATTTATCATAGTTTTCGGTAGACCAATTTGGCGCTGATGATACACCCGCCATACTTGCATTCACGTTAAATTTTGCGGGCCATGCCGACAAATCTTGATTGAACGATGTTGCACCCTGCATGAAGCCCTCAAAGTTCAATACGTTTCTAATGTCCCAATCGTTGATCGGTTGATTGAATGATGATGCATACCAAAACATGAATGCCATTGACACTACTGATCTAAAGCTTCCAGTGATTGTGTTATTGAAAGCCTTATTATTTGAAAACCAGCCAGAGGCGTCTCTTAAATTTGGCGCATTAAATTTAATAGGTTTATTAAATGCTGACTCTGCAAATAAGTAGTAGGCTTCTACTAAATTCGGCATATTGCCAAATTCGACTGTTTGATTGAATGAAGCTGCGCCCAATAAAAATCTATTCAATGATACGGCCTTTCCGAAATTAAAATTCGTTAATGGCTGATTGAATTTTTTAGCACCTGCCAACATTTCAGAGAAATCACTACACTCTGATGTATCGATATCTATTTTAGAATTGAACGCCGATGCGTTAATGAAAGCACTCGAAAGAGAGAGCGGTTTACATCCTTTGATGGCTACATCTTTATCAAATTTTGAGCACTGCTTAAATGTTGCTGATATATATAGTAGCTTTGGTGCAATCCAATTCACAGATCGATTGAAGTTAATGCAATTTGCGAATGCATACGATATATCTTGTACTTCGGACATATCCCATGAATTAACGCGCTGATTAAAACTGCCAACCGATGACAATATACCGAGGACACTAGTCGGTGCGTCAGTATGTAAACCGAGTGAATAGTCGACATATGCGCCGTAAAATGGACTCCCGTCTAGATTATCGTAACCAAGTATTGGATCCTTGTTTTTCCAAGACAAGTAAGCATAATCACGTCCAGCATCTAGTTTTAATACTACGTCAGTTGCTGTGTTTAAAACCCCTTCTGTGATCGGCTCTATGATTCCGAGCGAAGCACAAGTTAAAGTACCACCTACGACTTTAAACTCTTTAGCAGAGTCGGTACGAAACTTAAAAATATCGCCATTCTCAACATCATAATTTCGTACGATGCGGACGTTGCTAATATATCCGACTGGCGGGAAAACGTTGATCGATTGGTCGACTGTATTTGTCGATTTAAACACTGTGCATGACATGACTAATTGCTCCTGCGTTTAAGCTGTGTAATTGAAATATGTGTCTAAAAATGCGATACGCTTTTTTGTCCACGTCAAAATTTGTTCTAAGCTCGTGATGTTCAAAGACGGACGCACGGGCCAACGTGCAAGTTCAAGATCGTAAACATCTCTTGAATACTTCAAAAAAAGGTCAGTCGATAAGTTATAGATGTTCTCAACTGAGATGATTTTCAGATCACGCAATTGCTTGTATCGTGCTTCAATGTCTGCGTTGTATGTGAGTTTGACTTTACGCCAGAATGAGCCTGAACTATTCCACACCAATTGTGAACCTGTTGTGTCGTCGTATACAGCAGCGCCAGTCCATTCGAGACCGAAAACCGTATCCATGTCATAGGGCATAAACATGAATTTTTTGCCGTCGTAGCTTATGAACTGAAAATTCTTCGCTGAGTTTTGGCTTACAACATCTCTACATTTCACAAACTCGGCAAAGATCATGAAATCAATCGCGTTTTGCTTATCAAGATAATTGACTGCTTGTGCTGTAAAGTTCGCATCACTAAGCTGTGTAAATGCATTCCAGTTAGAAATTGCGGCCCAAGTATCTGCAGTTGGATTGCTCGGTGCTTTCAGTTCATAAAGCGTTGGATTTGTGACTTCAAGATTTGTGATGTCATTCCATCCGTCCATGCCAATTAATATCTCTTTTGGCTTATTTTTCGCAATGTTGTAGTTAGCACGTTTCTTGGCAGTACCAAATGACCCAATGCCGTAGAACTCATCGTTGATATACAACATAGCTGAATACAACCGTGGTACACCGTTTGCTCCGTTTTGCAATGCGTCTTGGCCCGTTTTACCAATGTAAGGTTTCTCAGTCTCTAAACGCGGATAACCTGTTCTTGATGCTGTAAATTGTTCCCACAATCGATAACACATTGCATTACGAATGTTGGTGTGATCAATCCAGTTCGACTTGAAAACAAGCTCATCGTGCGGTAGCAGATCACCGATTTTGACGTTCATTGCTTTTGTTAAAGCTTGATCTGAAAAGAATGAGATGTTCCAGTTCTTTTTCGCATACGATGCACTTGACGCACCTTGTACTTCCATTTTTACAAAACAGTTAAACGACTGACCATCAAAATGAAATTCGCCCTTACCTGAAATTACAGTGCCTTTGGCATCAGGCAGCGCAGGCACATCTGTCAGATAAATCTGAATGAGTGATTCTGGAGCTTTTACTGCAACTTGCTTTAATGCGGTCACAGTTTGTGCTTTGTTTTTGAACTTCTTCAATTCATTGATTTCATTTAAAACATCGACACCGTTGAAGACCCAATTGCCGAACTTATCGACGTAACCTAATAAATTCTTTTCAGCATCTTCAAATCGAATCAGTTTTGAGTCATCTGACTGCTTTGACAGTTTTTTCAAATACTCAAGTGCATCAACAGCATTGTGAAGCCCATCGATCTGACCAGAGCGCAGCATGCCGTTTTTTGTTAATCGCAGGACAATATTTCCGTCGCTATCTTCAAACGTATATAAATCACTGGAATTACTTGTCGCAAGCAGCTTTAACAGTACGCTGATATTGTTCAGATTCAGTTCATCGACAAACTTTTGTAGTTCTTTGATGTCTTCCTGATTTGTGAGCAAGATTGAACGTTTAGTATCTTCATCATACGAGACAAGCTGGCCCTTTTTATTCAGTGCAAGTACGACATTTCCAGAACTGTCTTTGAACTCAAAGATGTTTTCAGAGTCAGAGGATAGAACGAATTTACCAATTAAATTCTCGACTGAAACATCAATATTATTTTCAAGATTCTTGATTTCAGTATCGGTATAAGACTTTGAATTTGATTCTGCTTGAGCCATTTTAGACTTGATTAAACCAAGTACATTATTCTCAAGCTTTAGAAAATCATTGCCATCAAAGTGATACTCTCCATTGATATCGTTGATGTCAGGATTATTATCTGGATCATCAACGACAGTAACAATAGAGTTAACTGGTATATTTGAAACGTCTAAAAGCATTAAAGCTTTGGTTCGATAAGCTTTGTATACTCCATTTTTCTGGAAGAGATAAACGGAATATTCCATACGTTCAATGCGCTCATTTTGAGCATCATCACGCATTTGACTTGCCTGACTCACCTCTGCAACAGAAGTAGGTGTTGCAAAATCAGCTACATCTTTTAATGCAGCAGAACCAAGCTCAGATTTAACAAAATCTGAAATTTGACCAATATCAGCTTGTTTTGTTTCTTCATCTTGGACTACCGGAATAACATCACCACGTGAAACGCTAGAAGTTTTTTCCAATTCACTGATTTTAGTACCAGGCACTTCAATCATGAGTTGAGCCATATATTACTCCTTATGGTTCAATTAAAGCACCGTCTTCAGCTAACACAGCGTCACCCGATTCGGTATGTAATGCTTTCTGTGTCCGAACACCATCAACGGCAAGAGCAATTGCCTGAGCATTAACAAGGCGGTTTGTCTTTACAGCAGCTTTGATCATGCGACCAGCTTGTGAATTTTTTCCGAATTTAGAATCAGCTCCAGCTGTGTCATAAACATCAACTGGGGTGAATTGCCCGGACAAAACATCTAGCGTCACAAAAAGAACTTTTTGCTCATTAGCTGGAAGCCCTGTGCGGAGGGTATTGATATTGACGTCTGTATAAACGCCCGGTGTTTTAATACCAGCAGGAATACTCATTATTTATTTTCCTTCAGTTCAACCAGATCAGAAGCGTCTTTAACGTCATCACCCGGCTCAAAGAAATAATCGACATTGATTCGATGGATTTCACCGATAGATTCATCAGCTTCTTCACGGTCACGATCAGAAGCAGTAATTGTGTATTGCGTAGTAAATGCTTGAGAAAGCACACTAATCGACTGACTAGCAGTTTTAGTATTAAAAATGGTTTTGGTTTTGCCTAATTCCAAAGGCTCAAGCCCTTTGACACCAACTGATGAAAGATCATTACCAATCAATAGCTGATGAACATGATGCAGCATTTCGTATGTACCAATATCACCTCCAGCACCCTGACGACGTGCTTCCTCATTACGAACAGAGCGTGCACCAACGAGTACTACAAAAGTCACTGGATATTGAGTCTTGTTATAACTGATCTTTTTAGGGGTGCCAGAACCTTCAAAAACCACCCATATCGCTGGGAATCCTTTAACAATAGCAGTCAAGCCATCATCAAATTCCCCGCCATACGTTTTGATTTGACGAACCCAAGTCCATTTTTTAGCAGTGACCTGATTAGCCATGACTTGTTTAAGACCTTGTTCGACAACGCTTAAATTAATCACCAGCCTTTACCTCCAAAATCATGACGTCCAACTTGGAACATCACATTGTTAGAGGAAGTTTTAACAGGCTCAGATTCACCAGCTGGCGTACCACCAACACCAACAATACCTTTAGAAATATCTTTCAATTTGTTGATGGCATCGACATAGCGTGTGCGGATCGGGTCATCGTCAGTCATTGCACCAGTGCATGCATGATAGCGTGCAATATGGCAAGCAAGGCTTTCAAGGAATGGAGGGACAGTTTGCAACGGCAGCTTATAGCGACCCATTAGATAACCATCAATTTCCGAGTTAGCTTCTTGCAGTGCTGCATTTAACTTGTCGTAATTAATAGCATCTAAATATTCAGATTCTTCATTATCAGTGAGTTGAATTAATTCTCTTTCACCGAACTTTTTGATCATCGCGTCTGCCGTTGCATACATATCAAATCACCTTATGCCTGAGTACCAGTAGAACCCACAGCCATTTGCCATAAACCAAAACCAGCAACACCACGAGCTTCCACACCGTAACGATATTTTTTACGCATGAAGACGCTGTCACTATTCATGTCAAATTGAGCAACAAAGTTCGGTTTTTTACGGGGTTGATAGACAATTGGTTTGACTGGACGTGATGCATCTAAAAGGTGCCATTCAGTTTTTGTTTCTAACCAAGGACATACCAAAACTTCAAATTCACCTTTATATGGGTTTACCTTCCCATCTTCTAGGCGATCTGTAGTCATCAAGGCATTAGCAACTTCTCGTAATGCTGGAGGCACAACTAAAAGGTTTGCTTTTAAGTTGAGTGGCTTACCTTCTGAATCTTTTAGCTCTTGCATCATGGTCATTGCAGCACCCAGACTTGCTTGTGCAGCTGCCAGTGTTGATACACTTAATGCTTTGGTAAGTTTGTTAGAAAAGACTTTGGCATTTTTACCTTCACCGACTTTATGATCAGTTGAATAAAAAGGCTTATCGTCATAACACTTTTCTTCAAAGCCTTTTGTCAAAACAGTGAAGACAAGATCATCAGGCCATTCTTTAGCTGATTGACCAGCAGCTTGAGTTTCGATGGTGTACATACCCAAGTTATCGTCTTCAATATCATTACGATCTACTTCAACAGTAGCTTCATAATCTTCATTGACCAGAATATAGGCATGACCTGTTAATTTTTTAACTGCTTTATCACCAATCCACTTACGTAAAGCAGGAAAGCGATCCGTCCACGCATAAGTGTTAGATGCACCAGTACTTGGCACCTCCATTGCTACTTTTGCATAGTTACTAGGAGCCGCATCAAATGCATTTTTGAATACGAGTTTAAGGCTTGTACTCAAAGCATTCAGAATACGAGCACCATTTTGTTCAGTAATAACCATTAATTAAATCTCCACCCAAACGCAGTCAGTAAATTGCGTATCAAAACCCATAAATTTGCCAGCAATCGGAAGACCAGCACCTGTTGTTTTAGCGACGGTTTGGTTATCTTCCACAAAAACGTCTTCACCAAGTTCAGCCTGCGTAACGGCATCAGTTGTTGAATTGCGGAACAAGAATTGTTTTTTTCGACGTACACAGGCTAGAACGTCGCCAGATTCGCCATCAGTGTTATCTGCCGAGCTGTCCCAAACGCCCATAACCTTTTGAGTTGCTGCAATTGCAGCTGTTGAAGCAACAGCAAATCCCGTGTCATCAACCAATGCGAATGTCCCGACCAGAACCACTGCACCAGCTTTTAATGGGACAGGGATTAACTCACCGTCACGCATTTCAGTGACGATTCCATTTTGCATAAATGTCATGGATTAGCTCCTAAATCTGCTGGGTCAAGCCCTAATTGGGTCGCAATGCTAGTGGCAATTTCATCTACAACAGGTTGTTGCTGATGGTTTGCTGCTAAATTCACTTGCTCAGTTTGACGTTGAGTTAAAGCTGCGATTTTTGGCAGGCTTTCAATATGAGCTTTGACAAAATCAGGATTGGTTTTTGCCTGTTCCTTCATCCATGCAATGGTTACTTGACCAGTTAAACGACCATCGCTACATGCAGCCATAATCAAGTCATCAATTTCTTTTGCCTTTTGAGCAGCTTCAGCATTACCTGCGTTTGCAACCGCTTCTTGATAAACAGCCATTGGAACGAATTGAGTCATATCGACTTGATCTTGACTGTTTGCAGCCAGCTTAAACTGATCAATTGCAGCTAAGGCATCAAAAAGGTGCTGACCATTTGCAGCTACAGCAACACCGGTTTTTTCTTTGATTTGCGCTGAAAGCTTGTTAAGTTCTGCCAAAATTTCTTCTGCTGTTGCAGACAATGGCAGATTTAACATCCAGCGCAGTTGTTCTAATAACTCTTCCATTTCAGAATCCTGTGTGGAATTTTGGGTAAAGTAATCCTGTGCCAAGGCAGCAAGACGAGCCTCGGGCAGATTATCCAGATTAGGGGTGTTGGTTAATGCAACGCTATGAAGTCCAACGACTTCACCTGTTTTGGTATAAAAAAGTACGGGTGATAAATACTTATATTCTTCCTTCTCAATATGGCCTTTGGCCTTATCGAGCCATTTAAAATTAGTACTACATATGCCAACTCCCTTGATGTATGAAAAAGATGCTGCTTTTAACCATCCTGAAGCGGGAGCTGGTTCACCAGTTTCCTGTGCTTTTAATGTGGCATGTTCATAATCAATAACCATGTCCACCTTACGTTGATTTAACGCAGCAACAATCTGCTCACCACGTTCAGGTGTAAGTACCCAATGCGGTGCATCAAAAGGTCGTCCATCAACTCCATTGAATGTTCCTTCAGGAACAAGTACCAGATGAGTCGATGTGGCATTCAAGTCAATTGAGCATGAAGCGACAAGAATTGATTTAGGCATAACATCTACTTTTAAAAAGATGTTATGAGATTAAATTGAGGGGATAAAAAAGATCAGGCGGAAACACTTCCGCCCAGTTTATTTATTCTTATTCAAAGCTTCTATGCCAATAAAAATCTACGTCATCTAACACTGCATCTTCTGCCTCTTTTTGTAAGAATCCGTGCTCATCCATCGGCAAGAATGGTCGTGCCGGGAACTTGCTTCCCGGGTGATTGACCTGTTTAAACACCTTGCCATTGAATGACAATGCCTGTTTATTTCTGGGACGTATCACATGCGGACGAGTTTGCCCCCCGTTATGCAGAATGGGGGCGTAAGGAACATTGGTGCCAATGATTGCTTGGTCACGAGTATATTGAGTCGTGATACTACGTCGCAAATTCCCTGATTGGTATAGGTAAGAAGGTTGTGATCTATCCGGAGCCAGACCAGCCCATTTAGGACGTCCACCTGCATCAAAGTTATCTTCAGTTATAGCTGCAAATGTATTTGCAATCGCTGCCGATAATGGTGTGGTGTCACCCATACGATCAGCTGCTTGGCCTAAACGAGAAACCAGAGCATCATTTTTGATTTGAATAAAGCTCATTCAATCACCTCAAAATCATTTGAAGGCATATTTTTGAAGATGCGGGATACTTGCAAATGTCCAGATACCACTTTGAACTCAACAACAACGTCATGTGGCAATACATAAAACAAAGCCTGAGTTTGTTTATCCCAAAGCTTTTGCTCCACATTGGCAATTAAATCTGGCAAAGCAATCAGTTCAGTTACAGATACATCAGTATATTTTTTATTAACAAGTACTTCATCGCTCAACCATATCATTTTAGATTCAAATGATTGACCTGCCGCTGTTAAGAATTTTACTGAATCATACTGAAGCACACCAATTGGACTAAACTGTTTTTGAGATTTTGAAAGCTTCAAGGCATGATTAACAAAACTTTCATTAACTTTCGTAAGATTATGATTAGTCATTAATTTCTGTGATTGATTTAGTCCACGCGCTTCTCCCAGCAGATTAGTTGCTCGATTAATCATTACATCATTCAACAAATGGCTAGAAGCTGGTGAACCATTAAAACCAGCTGCGGGAGCAAAAGTTAATTTCCCATCTTTGGTTGGAATATCAAACTGAGTGCGCTTAACAATAACATCGGCTCCAGTGTTGCGATCCACGCCCACACGTTCATATATGTCAGATTCATTTCCTTCACCTGATAAGATTTCTTTACCTTCAACCTCACGGGCTGAACGTGCAATCACCCGGCATTTACAACCCCACTCACTTGGGGGATAAGCAACATTCCAAAACGGATCATCAAAACGGAATAATCGACCATTTAACGCAACATGCTGCTTACGAGGATTGCTAATTGTAATATGACGCCATTCCCAGAATGGCCGTGTTTCCGCACCTGCAAGCATTGCTTTGTACCGCCCAGCTGCAAAAGCAGACTGCATATTTGTATCGTAGATCGTACGTAACCGACGCGGGCTGCCCAGTTGAACTTCTTGTTCTCGACCCTCTGGATTAATGACGGTTTTTTTTCCCCACCAACCTTTTTCCTGAAGGGTTGGCGTAATATTGGCTTTCCATTGCTCCAGTGTTTGTCCTTTCTGCATTGCAGTAATCAAGGATTGACGGATATCCTGAAGCAAATCCATGCGGGCAATTTTTGCCACTGTAAATGCTTTGCTATGTGCATTATCAAGGGTTTCATGCCAATCCCAACCAATCTTAAAACCTTTTTTCTCAAGATAAGAAATGGCATCTTCAGGCGGCAAGGTAAACAGAGCATTAAGCTCAGGCCGTTGAGCGCTAGGCATTAGTTTTGCTCCGCTTGAATACTTAAGTGACCCATAACTTCGGCAGCAAAAATCAAACGTGTTAATTTTTCTTGTAGAGCTGGTTCATCATCAGCTGGGTAAACATCTTGAAGAAGTGCTAAAACTTCTTCCTCATTGCCAGCATTAATCTTAGCCAATAATTGCTTTGTCCAGTCCTCAGCCGTAGTTTGAGCAGTTTCAGATTGTTCTTTTAACAACAATTGCAATGCTTGCTCTTCAACAGGCAATTGAGCAGAGTTGGCAGCAATCAAATTGTTTAGTAAATTTGGCTGGAAAGTATTCAACGCTAGGTTAGGTATTTGACTTGGCTGCTGCACAATCCCAAGTACAGGCTCTTTATCATTAGCAGGCTGTGGAATACCTAATTTCTCATGCGCCCATGACAAAGGTATCTTCATACCAACACCAACCAGCTTCTCAAGAGAATTACTAAATACCTCCATGTCTTCAACATCGCTGGTATCAAAGTAAAACTCCGGATAACGATCTTTATGAATATTGGGGTAGTTCAATCGCATCAAATAATCAATGAGATTGTCAGTAATTGAACGTGCTAACTGTTTGGCGTCAGACTTTATCAATGCTTCAAATTGAATTTCATGCGTCTTTGACTGTGCATTTGTAGATGATTTGCCATCCGCTTGTGAAATCAAAGTGCCGCCAACAATAACTTTTGATTGAATCTGCTCAAAATACTTGATCATATTCATATGGTTAGCAGTATCACCATCAGCAGCTGATTCAAAATCAATGCTCATCCCATTGGGAATAGTCCCACCAGCATTGCGTCCAATTAGCATAACCGCACGCTGAAGAGTCATTTTTTCTTCTTTGGTCGCACCAGAAGGATATTTACCTATACGGATCGGCATGCCATAAATTTCTAAAAATTCCATCACATCGCGAACAGCATAATTTTTAAAAACAAATGGAAATGCTAATACCCGGTATAAGCCTGAACGACTGATGTAACCTGTTTTAGCTTGGTGTAAATGATTAAACCAGCCAAAGTCCCAGAACTCGGCACCATCTGGGGAACCATCATTTAAACGCAAACAGTTCAATTGGTTATGGGGGGTCATGAAGTTTCGAGGGACTACATGTTCAAAGCTATCTGGAAGCCACAAATTACCTAATCGTTTCCATTGAATCTCTTGGCATGAATAACCATGTCCAACAGCATCCATCGCATTGAACAAGAACATCTCAAAGTTTTTAATATCATCAATCCACTCTTGGACTTCTTCAGCAATTTTCTTTTCTTGTGTACTGGCATTTTTAGGTGGTTTAACGCCCCATGCAAGTTTGTTTACACCTTTTTTGCGTTTATCCATCTCGGAAAAGATATGACCGTCGCGCTCTTCCATATCACAAAACAGATCAGCCTGAGCCTGCAAATTGCCTTGCTCAGCCTCTGTCAGTAATTGATGTAATCGATATGGTGTCATCCCAACAACTGGATGCTCTTGCCACTGATTTGACAGCCAAGATACTTCTGCGGTTTGCTGGGTTTCTAATGCAGTACGATCTTGTTTTTTAGAAGTGCGGTCTTTTTTAGCCATGATAGATGCAAATACAATTTAAGGATTCTGCACCATTGTGAAATTTTAGCGGGCTTAAAATCAGGCGGAAATGCTTCCGCCCAATTTCATGCGCTCATTTGCGATTTAAGCGCCTTTTTTATTTTTACGGATCATTGCAGCAAAATACAAAACAAATGCCTTAAAGAGCGTTTATAAAGATTTATAAATCTATTTGTTCATGCTTGCCAGAGTGTGATATGAATTTGAGTTCTTTAAATCATTCTAAGGAAACAAATAATGGCTAATTATTTACATGACCAAAAATTTTTAAATCGAGGGGATATCGTACATCTAGATTGTGATACTCAATGTAATTTTATGATTATGGATAATACTAATTTTCAAAATTATCGTAATGGGCGTCAATTCAATTACTATGGGGGACATTACACCCATTTCCCAGCACGTATAAATGTACCTCATACTGGGACATGGAATGTTGTTATTGATTTAGGTGGTGGACGCGCGAATATTCGTTACAACCTTAGCTATTTGACTGCAAACTAATTTCGATTGAGGCTAAAGCATTTTCTAAAATTTGCTTTAGCTTTTTATTTATTTCAACATCATTTGTCATCAATCCCATAGGTGATCCATTAATAGGCACTGTATTGGAAAAATATGTTACATCATCTAACTGTATTTCAATATTTGATATATTTTTTGGTGAAATCTTAATATCCATCATTTAAAACTCGTTTTAAGGTACTTCTAGTTTATTTTCAAAAGTAATTTTCAATAGGCGGAAACACTTCCAGCCAATTATAAAAATTTACCAACATCCGGCTGTATCGACCCAACCATCATAATCATCTGGGTTCGTTTCAATTTCTTCTCTAGAAGGTAGTGGAATGAACTCAATCGGTGCTGAAGGATGGTTGCTGGCATAATCAGCCAGCAAATGGGCTATAGCACTGTCACCGTGACGATCTTTATTATTTGAATTAGATTTACCCTGTGCTGGAATACGTGCTACACCATTAACCATCACAAAAGCCCGGTGATCTTCAATTACATCCTGATCCGCTGGCATGTTCTCAATATCACCATCTTCCAGCGAGGCTTTAAAGTGTGGTGTATTTTCACGGTACCATGCTTCAGTCAACATGATAGCTTCAATTCGCTCACCATATATAACCTGCATGGCTTCAGCTAAATAACCACCATTACCTCCAGCATCATGTGCACCTTTGCTAAAGTTAGGCAGTATTGCAACAATAAGTTTTAGAAATTCTTCTTGTTGTTTATATGGAACTTTGAACATTTCGAACAAGAAAGGAATACGCTTTCTAGTATTGGTCTGTTCTACCAACGGCCAGAATGAACAGGCATTGACTTTACGGGCAAAGTCTAAACCATAGTAACTGGTCGTTTTTTTTGGTAAAGCTTCAATTAATGGCTTTAAATGTTCATTAAAGAATTCCAGTACTTCAGCATTTCGAGCCTCTTCACTCACATTGCTAAAGTCATCCCAACCTTTAGGTGCATGAAAACGGATGACTGGTACTGTGCTGTCTTTCTTACTCTCTAATAATGAATGTGGCAGCCAGCGACCACCACCTTTGGAGGGAACAACATCTAGCTCTTCATTGGCTGCATCGCCATAAAATCCATAAACATCATCAACCCATTCTTTTTCCTCATCAGGATCATAAGCAATGCCTTTACGTAAACAGACGGTATGACTATATAAACCTTGAGCTACAGCATCAGAGAAGGTTATTCGATGGACTGACCCTTTACGCTTACCAGATCGTATTTCGTTAATCAGTTCATTAAATGGATTATCTTCACCTTCATGAGTACTAATTACTCTGACACACCCCCCAAGAATTAAGAACGCTAAAGCAGCTTTAAGCAAACCCGGCAAATCATCATGGAATGCTGCCTCATCAATAATTAGACGACCTTGACGCCCACGTAAGTTGGATGGTCGGCTGGTTAAAGCTTCAATTCGAAATCCAGAATTTGGAAAACGGATAATATAAGTCTGGATCTGTTTATCACCATCCTCCCAAATACCTTCCTCAAGTTCACTTGCAGCTAAGTCATAGACCCTTGCCCACATTGCACAGGCTTGAATAAACTCAACTGTCATATCCTTGTTGTACCCAACATAATAGACATTTTGACCACCTGCATTTCGATCACTGGCACATTCAAGTGTTGCATCGGCACATTCAGCCCATGTCAAACCAATACGACGTGATTTTTCAGCTACTTTCAGTGGGGTTTTATCAGACACCCATTTTTGCTGATACTTTAATAGTACCGCTGGCACATCACTAAAAAAATCAGGCTCAAGTGATTCATGAAGAGGGTTATTTGACATTAACTTGTTATCCCTAAAATCTGTTTACGGATTTCATTAGCTGTTTCTTTGGATAAGCCACTTTTCTTGACAATCTTATCCACCTCTTTAGCAGCAGCTTGCACTCGCTCTTTAACTTCTGATTCCCACTTTTTCTGGTTCACAGAAGCCTTGGCAATTTCCGCAATACCTTTACCAGCTTTTGCCATAAGCATGATGCGATCTGCCGGGTCTGCATCAGGATTTTCTGATTCTTGCAAAGCAATAAGCGCATTAAACAATTCAGTCTGAACCAGCGATAAAACAGCAGAGCTTCGCATATCACTATCATCGGGCGCAGCATCGGCAATCATCATGGCTGCTTGTGTACTGGCCTGAACCGCAGCAAGTTTTTGTTCTACTTTTTGACCGTAACGGTGTACGCTTGACTTGCTGACGTTGTAACCACGCTCTTGCAGGATTTTTGCAATTTCTTCATAACCACAAAAACCTTGATCCATAAACCGCTTATCAAGCCAAGTTTTATCCTCAGCACTTAGTAGATCAATTGACGACTCTCTTGCCATGTGTCACCTCAGTTCCAGTATTTTTCTGGACGGGCAATACCAGCTTGGCAATCAATTGTGTACTCCACAATATCAATACCTAAACGATCAAGTTTTGCATGCCAATGACCATCAGGCTGCTTTTTAATTTCAACTAGCTTACGTTCTTCCAAATAGTCCAATTGAACATGTAATTCTTGTGGGGTTGTATCAGCGTACAAAGCACGCATTACATCAAGCAATAAAGTATCCAATGCCCCAAGTGGACGAGCTTTATCTAAGGCATTCAGCAAATGCCAGCGCATACCTTCACGACGGATTTTTTGAAGATCAAAACTCATGGGTTAATTCCTTGCTTAATCTGAACTTTTTCAAGCTTTTCTGCTACAGCATCCAGCTTGGCTTCAATAACGGTTTGACCGCGAATATAGTCATCACGGGCAATATAACGAAATGGCATATCTGCTTGAAACTGAAGGAACTCTCGTTCGAGCTTTCGTAAGTCTTCTTGTCCCTTCAAGTGTTGGCGAGAGACTTCTTCAATTTTTTGATTTGTTGATTCAAAATTCTGCTGAATACTATTACTAATTTGATTACCTAACAATTTAAACATTCCCCAGACTGTACTAATGACAGTCGAGAGAATGAGAAAAATTTGATAGGGTTCAAGTTGTATGGTCATGCATCCTCCTTAACATCGGATGCTGAAGGTAACGGCTTCGCTTTACTTTGATTTATAAAACGGCCAACAAGTCCCAAAACAGCCAAAACTAAAGTTATTTTGGATTGTGCGTCTGCTGGTAATGTTGCAATTAATTCAGGTGGCAATGTGTCATAAAAAGTTTGGGTGGTGTTTCAAAAAGTATGCTGACATTAAATGAAGCCATTATTGATGTAAAAAAAGGTTAAGTCGAAAGCTTTAAAATGGTTTTCAATCTTTTTTGAAAAATTACAACTCCTTCTAAAACCACGCCTAATTCGATGCCTTATTTTGCAATTATTACCTTCAATACCTACAGTAAAAAATTTACCAATACTTTGCTTGCAGTTTTTAAAAGCAGTTATGAAACTGTCCCAATGATCACTTGCAATTCGGGTGTAGTGAATACC